ATGCGTGGTTCGCCAAGTACATCTGCTAAAACTGTAAGTAAAGAAGAGTTTGAAATGGGAGATATTTCAAAAACACCCACAGAAATACCAACTGAAATTCCAAGTAAATTACCAGCAGTGGAAGCAGAAATCCCTGTAGTTGCAGACGTTGCAGAAGCAGAAAGTGCTGTCGCTCCGTTAGATTTAATTCCTGGTATTGGAGAAATTGCTGGGCTGGGTGCTGTTGCTTATGGACTCGGACAGGCATTTCATTTGTGGGGCGGTTCTAAAAATACGCCAATTGCTACACAGCCTCACATTGCCCCAACTTTCCAAGTTTCTACAAATAACGCACCTGCGTCTTATAGAAGTTTTCAAAAAGCTTATGCTTCACCATCAATAAACACTGGCGTAATGCGTTAAAGTTTTATAGTTTGTTTTCTTTTATCAAATTAATATTTTTATTCTTTTTGAAAATTTATAAAAATATTAATTTTTTTTTTTATTTTACAACGCATTTAACAATCTATAAAAATTATCTTTGAGTAATAATTTTTACTGTGCCTGAAGTTGTCTTACCTGGTCTGTTATAACGACCTCACCAGAGTCAATACTAAACATTTTCACTGTTTCCGCAAATGTAATATTGTTAAGGTCAAGATCACCATCGCTATTAGCATACCAAGTGACTAAAAGTTCTACTGGCTTCTGTCCAATAATAATTGTATCGTTGTTATTGTCACCATAAATATTGGATACATTAACCCCTAAAAAGTGGCAGTTACCAGTAAGATTTCTGGCACAATTTATTCCCCCCCAGAAGGTGTAGTTCGCTCCAGACGTACTTGGAAAGAAGCCAGAATTATTGCCATAGAATGTAAATCCATTTTTACCGTTGTTAGACCCATTATACGAATAAAGCCCACATGCAAGATTGGCTGGTGAACCATAAACATACTCTGATTCTGAGAATTTTAAAGCATCGGATACGAGGTCCTGTGGATAATGGAGTTGATCATTAATTCTAATTTGAATATCATAAGGTCTTGGAGAATTTAGCATAGCATATTTACCAAAGAGTCTATTACTGTGAGTCCCAGTATCTGCTGTATGAGCTGATCCAGCGTAGTCAGATGTATTCCAACAAGTAAATAAATTTTTAACACTATAATTAGAAATGGGAATTGGAAAAACTCTTTTATTTGATTTTGTTACAGTTGCTCCAGGTAATGCTCCACCAATTTTTGGCTGTGAATTAACTACACTAATAACGTCTGTGTATAAAAGACTCATTCCAGATTTAAAGTTCATCTGTTCTTCAATCTGGAACATTCGTGCATCTGAATAATATAAATGATCAGAAAATAAAAGACAAGTATCTAAATTTAATTCCATAGTAGAAGTAGCGGAAGGACCGCCGACAAAGCAACCAAGTGCACCATATGAATTTGGATCAGCTGATTCTGTGCCGATGTCCTGTGTGTGTAATGTTAGTAAAATTTCAATTGGATTTTTAATTAAAAAACAAGGTAATTCTATGCTGTCTAAAATTGGAAATAAATCGCTTAATTTAATAGACCAAGATGGGGTAGTATCAAAGTTAGTTGTAATATTTAAATCATATGGTAATTCTTGGATTGTCATATTTGATGGGTTTGGAACAGCAGATGTTAATTGTAAATAACCAGCATTAGGATTTCCAACTATTGGTGTAGTAGCACCAAGTGGACAAGGGCTGATTGTTGTGCTAATACCATTCATATATCTGGTATAATTATTTCTATAACTTGGAGTATCATAACTTTTTGTAATTTGTTTAAATATTGGTAAATTTGGATTAGACTGTATTCTTTGTGATCCTACACGAAGTTCGGCATTTGCTAAAAGTGAAAAAATACCTGTTCCAATTGGTAAAAATCCGTTTTCTTTTCCAGATTTTAATTCAAATTGTAAATATGAATCTTTAGAAAGAATACCTTCGTTTGGAATTACGAATTTTAAAGATTTTTTTGATTTATTAATTGGTTCTAAAACATTAGACATAACATACATAGACATTTCACTATCATCACTTGTATCTAAAACAAGATTTTTTAAAGAACTCGTCATATTATAATAATAAAAATAAATAAAAAAAAATTAATTAAATAAAAAATTAATTAAAACAAAATAACTTTTGTTTTAAATTATTCTAAAACTTCAACCCCATTTGGTGAATACTGGAGAACATTTCTACAGCGGAAATAAGATCCAAACTGGAATGGAGTTAAACCATTAAGACCAGACTGTAGCCGAATGGCATAATCATCTTTTGAGAAATTAACTCCCTGCTGTGATAAATCAAATGGAACACCTAAAACAAAATTGGAATTTGGGTCAGGAGTCTGTGTAGGTGGTAATGCTTTTTGCTGTGCTGAAAATCCTTGTGATGTATTTAATCCCTGTGTTGAAGTCATAGGATTAACAATTGTATCATCTGAATCATAAAGTGTAACACTATCAACAGCAGGTTGAATAATTTGTGATTGTGGATTATCAACTAAAGCCTGAGCACTTGAGTCTAGAACACTATTATAAGGAAATAAACTTCCACCTTTGAAGTATTGTGCTGTATTTAACGGAACTGCTGTTCCAGATGTGTCAGCTTGGGGATTTACTGTTAATCTTTCAAGTGCCATGCCATCCTGGACTAAATTATTAGTATGTACTGATGCAATAAGTGAATGTGTAACACTAATTAAATTTTTAATTCCTGTTCTTAATGTTAATGTCTGATCATTTGATAATAGGGTAGATTGCATAGAATTTATAGTATTAAATGTCATTTGTCCTGATGATGGCATTGATGAATAAACTTCGTCTGAAGGAACATAAACATCGTATGATAAAAAGACATTTTTTAATTTATACTTAAAGTTCTCTGTTCCAACAACACCAGCTGTTACAGGAGTAAGAGAGTTGGTCGCAGAATCATCTTGCACTGGAATGAAATAAGGACCTATAACATTCTGATTCATATCTAAAAGAATATTAATAATACATCCGTGAATTCCTTTCTGTGATAAATTAACTGGGGTTGAGTTTGATAAAAATCCAGTTCTTATTGGGGTTGAAACCTGAACGGGGACATTTAACTGTCTTGCCCCTCCAACTGATTTAGTAGAAATTGTAGGATCGTTGCCCTGAAAAGTATTAATGAAATCAAACTGATTCATCTGCTGTGGTGCAATTGTCGCTAAATATCTGTTGAAATTATTTATTGTTTCTATGTTTCTGCCGTTTCCAGTTGATACATTCACTTGTGAAATTGCGGACGCTGTTCCAACTCTGTTAGAATTCGCAATGCCATTTCTATTATTTGCATCCGCAACTGCAGGTGTATTAACAGGTGGTAAATCTCCTGAATTTACAATTTCATAGGTGTAATTTAATCGCAGTGTTTTGAAATCAGCCATTCCAGGAAATCCAGAAAGGACAAATTGTATTTGTGGAAAAGAAGTTGCTGAAAAGGTTGAATCGCTGTTATTGTTCTGCGGACTTATAATTACTTTCTGCTTTGTAAAAGCTCTCTTCTGCATTTTATAATAATAAATAATAATAAAAAAAAATTAATTAAATAATTATTAAATTAAATCAATTGATTTTTTTTTTATTTTTGAAAATTTATTCTCCTCTTAAAACATTACAAAAATGACAAAGAACATTTCTAAACTTACCAGTAATATGACAATGATCTAAACATTTTTTATTATTACCATAATTACCTTCAATTAATTCTACACCGCAATTTTCGCATTCCCAACAATTTAAATAATATTCATATAATTCATCAAAATTATCTGATTTAACTCCTATATATATCCACCTATTTATTCTATATGATTTTTTTCCGTGTTCTGTTTGATTGTAGTTTTGTTTGTATTTTTGTCGTCTTTCTTTTCCCTTTTCTGATTGTTCGTATTTTTGTATTGCTTCTTTACCTTTTTCTGATTGAGCGTATCTTTTATCTGATTCTTTTCTTTGTTCTTTTATTTTCTCTTTATTTTTTTCATAATATTTTTTAGACGGCATTTAACAATCTATAAAATCTATCTTTAAATATTTATTTTTTCTCTTCTTCAAGGAGTCCACCATCGTCTCCACGTTCAGCGAAATCAATTCTATAAATGACAGAACTTGATTCATCTAAAATACTTTCTGCGAAGTTCCCGTTTGGAAAAGTAATTGAAGTTTTAATCTGTGTGATTGGCGTCTGTTTCGTCACAACAAAAACAAGGTCAGACCTTCCAGAATAGGCATAATTTCCAACAGCATAGTTAGTCTGTAATGAAGCAATAACATTGGCGTTAATTGTCCGCCCGTTGCTACCGCCCAAGTACTGTGCCGAACAACCAGAAATGATATTACTCTGACATAAAAGATATGGGTATGAAATTATCTGTGGGCTGTCAATAGCAGTAATAGATGCTGAAGTCTGGTTGGTGACTCCTGCAGGAAAAATTAATCCAAGATTGTACATTGGAACTTGGACTGATGGATTCGCCCTATTAGATTCAATTGATGCTGTTCCAAAACCAGATACAAGTGCTAAACAATCTGAAGTTGAAGAAAGACCATTTGTTGTCACTGGAAAAACACAATTACTAAAAGCATCAAAAGCATTA